TTTATCAGAAGCCGTTAATGCAGATTATGCATATAATGCTATAAGAACAAGGTCATTCCCTTTATATGACTAATGGAGGATTTAATTGGAAGCAAATTTAAGTGTATTTTTAAGAGATAACACCCACAATGATGCAACTTGGAGGCTTTTATTAAAAGCAGACCAATTTTCTATTTCGTACTCTAGAACACCTATACACATAGCCATACCATATTCAGAACCTGAAATTTTTGATTTAGGTGCTACTAGACCTAGTATAACTATTTCAGGTGTAATTGACACTATTGGTGGAGACACCTCTAATACTACTTCTAATTTTTGGGGGATGGCAAGTGAAACAATTGTAGGCCCCAATGGAAGTGGTGGGACTAATAGTAAAGTTTATTATATACCTTATAAAAACTATTTAGAAGAAAAACTAGTAACATTAACAACAGACACTTCAAAAGATTTACAAATTGAAGTTGGAAATGCTTTATATGCTAAAGCTTTAAGTAGTTCTAATCTTTCTACAGGAGGAGGTATTTACTCAGTAGGGGTACAACAATTTCAATTTGCCTTAGCTCCCGGAATGGAAGATAGATACCAATTTAGCATTCAATTTGTAGCTAAATTTAGAACTGGTTCTACTTATAGAGCTGCAGCTACTACCGATAAAATAGCATTTCCATAAGGAGTAATAATGTCATCAAGAAAAAGAAGAAGCATAGTATCGTACTATGAACCTAGCCCCAGTTCTGGAAGCGCTCGCTGGATAGATTTTAGAGACACCACATATAATACAAGTAGTAATGCATACGTTTATTCAACAACGTCTAATACATCTTTACTAAGTTTAGAGATTGAAGATAGATTACACGAACCAAGAACAGCTAGAATCCTTATAAAAAATAGACCTGCTAGACCATTTAGTGATGATGCTACAATACAAGGAACTCAAGGGCCTTGGAGTAACACAATCACTGAGTTTACTAAAATTAAAGTTAGAGATGGGGAAACAAACGACATTTATTTTTATGGTTTTGTTTATGATGTACAAGATTTTATGGATAAAGATGGAGGAATTTTATCTTTAACTTGTCATGACCAATTACAAGAAGTTATGGACAAAACAACTGAAGGTCAAGCGGGTTATCGTATATCCACAAAAAACACAGACTTTTTTAGGGCGTATGACAAAACAAGTCGTTTGACGAATGGTTTCTGGGGACAACCCGTATATACTTTTGCTCAAGACGTTTCTACATCAGACACATCTAATATAAAAGTTGATAGATTTGATGGTATTGAAGTGGGGGACGAATATACAGCAACAAATGCAGCTGGGCAAACAGAAACTATAACGATTACAAGTGTAGGAACTATTGACAGTAAAATTAGTTTTTCAAGAGGTGGAACCCCCAGAGCGTTTACAGAAGGAGACCAGTTTCATAAAGCAGATTTAGTTACGTCTAGAAGCGGATTAATAAAATCTATATTAGCGCACCACAGTTCCAATATAACGTTTGGGGATAATTCAGCTATTTCAACCGACGAAAGATTTCAAGACTCTTTAGTTGGGTATGTAACTGAAGATAATGAATACCCTTTATCAGATAGTAAAACGTCCATACTAACTAAAATTCAAAATTTAGCTGTAGAAGACCCACACAACAGTACTCTTACAGATGAAAGAACTTTTGGGTTTGACTATTTTATTTCTCCGAATTTTACAGATGCTTCTGTAAATAATGAAACCCCCAAAGGTTATTTTAATTATTTTCGTAGAGGAACGTTTCCCTCAGAGACACAAAGATTTGGAACAAGTGGGTCAACAACAGTACCATCTAATGGGTTATTTCAACAAGGATTAAACATTTATCATCCTTCCCCATCATCTACAGACGCAGGTTCATTTTCTGAAACAGGAAAATTGGTTCCAATGACTACATCTAGATTTTCTAGACCTAAAGATGAAATTTTTTCTGCTTTTGAGGTAAGTTATGTTGAAACCCCTCCTAATAGGTCGGGCATAGACAACAAAGACCCACAAAGACGTCAGGCACTATTTATGTATGTAGAAGCAAATACTATTACTAATGCTGACTCTAGTTACGGTGCAGCAGACTTAGAATATGGATTTTTATGGAATCAAGATGCAGACTCAATGACTGTCGAAAATGCTAATGAAGGTGGCGTTTTATTAATTGACAGCTATCATGTTTCACCAGAAGGTGAAAAACAAACATTTCTTCATGGAACACTGACATACAACGAATCGTCTGAATTTTTAAATGTTAGACTTAAACAATTAAATGCTGCTGTAAGTTCAACTAGTGCTACTACTATATCAGTAGATTCAGACGCAAGGACCGCCGGTTTTTATGTGGGTCAATACATTAGAGTTAACAACGAAATTATGAAAATAACCGCTTTAGGTCATGCTAATAATATTACAGTAGAAAGAGGAGCGCTGGGTTCAGAGGCAGGCACACATAGTGATAATGATTATGTAGAAGCTCGGCATGTTGCTAAAATTCAATATGTAGCTAAAAAAGCTGCTTACTCAAGTGGAAGCTATCAAAATATTTCAGATACAGGAGTTTTGCTATCACACATTAACCCCAGATTGTTTGATGGTGACTCTGCTTTTAACTTTGATGAATACTGGACAGTGGGTGGGTCTAGTAAAGAATGGATAGGGGATGAATCAAGAAGCATTATGACACTATCTTATACACCACAAAATAGTTATGCCTTCCATAGGGTTGGAGCAATTACGTATGCTGAAAATGCTCTTTATACCCCAAATAATATAAGAGAAAGAATTTTTCAAGCAGCACAAAGGAATCATACTGAAACCTTAAGAGGTATGGTAACAACATACAGACCTCCATCTTTTTATTTTACACCTCAAATTGAGGTGGCAACAGGAGCGGGCACCCAGACTAACGCCCTAACAATACACTCATCGTCAGCTATATCTGGAAGCCAAAACCCACATCTTGCTGGTATAAAAGTAGGAACTACGTGTAATCAACTAGATAGTGATGAGAACGTTACGGGAATTTATGGTTACGTAGAATCTGTCACATCAAGCTCCTTTACTGTCAAATGGAGTAGTGGTTCTGGGGTAAGTACAAATGATAAAATTAGAATTGATATTCCAGTAAGAACTGGTATGGTAGTGAAGGTAAAAAATGATTTAGTAAATGTAGATACAATTTTTGGTGTAACTAAAACTAAATTTACTGAAGATGAGGGAGTTAGGTTAACTTCATATAATATTGTTGGACAACAAGACCAAAAGAGGGCTTATGGATATAAAACTTTTGAGGGCGCTAAAGGACCAGAGGGCCCTTCAGGAACCGCTGGGTTCGGGCAAGCAAGTGTTGTTTTAGGGTTTGATGTAAGAGCAACCAGTCGAACAAACGTTAAATGGGCGGGTGGTCCTTTAGTATATAAAGGAGTTACCTATGAAATAAATCCGGGAAGTTTGACACTAACCGGAGGAAAAGAATATGTTTTGTATTACAGGGTTGGTCAAAATTTTTTACAAGCCGCTGAAAGAAGTATTTACCTAAAACAAATCAAAGGCGTTATTAGTGGAGAACTAGTCAGTGTTGCAGTTATTAATACAGACGAAAGCACCTCAGCAGGAGAGTACCCCAGAATCGGACTTCAAAATCATGTAAAAGGACCCGCTGTTACAGACACAACAGCAATTGCTGAAGTAGTACCGGGGTCAGAACTTTTATTCACGTCAGACATGTCCACACTAACAGCAACAGGAACGATACATGGTTCATATACTTTAGATGAGACTACAACAGATGATATAGATGTAACTAGTTTAGGTTTTGGTGCTAGTGAAAGACCTTTTTATGTAGGACAAAAAATTGTAATAGAAAATGAAGAATTAGTAATCAAAGCAGTAGACGATTCGGCTTCTCCAAAACATATAGATGTTAGAGGAAGACCTTCAGGTGTTTCTCATGCCGCTGGAACGGCAATAAAGGGGGCTTATCGACACGGAAGAATAAGACCCTTTGAATTAGATACGGGAAAATTTGCGCTGGGTTTTGACATACCAGAAGTTGATACATCAAATGGGGCTTTTAGTTGGATTAACACTTTTAACGTAGGAACAAATATAGGTAGGAATTTTACAGCACATGGTGCTACTCAAAACGCACGCGTACAAATTGTAGATTCTCATTTAGAATTACATGGTAATGGTGCAGGTAATTTTAAAAATATTAGTTGGGATACAAATGACACTGCAGGCGGTTCAATATACATGAATGGAGGTGTTCTATATGTAGTAAACACATTAGGAGTAGCTGCAGCAGTATCTACAGGTAGTGGTTCTACTACTGCAGATGACATCGTACTAGGTAGTGATGCACAGGGAGACATTTATGTTAGAGGAAGCAGTGCCTTACAAAGAGTTGCAATAGGTACGACTACTTATGGAGGACAATTTCTTAGGGTAAATGCCGCAGGTAATGGTATTGAGTGGCAGGACCCCGCACATATATATTTAAGTGATGGTAATGCAAGTGGACCAGCTTACACCTTTAAAAGCGACCAAAATACAGGAATGTATAGACATGCTGCAGACACAATAGGGTTTGCTGCCGGAACTGGAGGAGCAGGACAGGCTTTTATAGATGATAGTGGTTATATATATGCCCGCTCAGGGTTTACATTTTCAACAGACACTAACACTTATGCCGATTCAGGTGGGGACCTTTGGAGATTTTTCACAGGTGGAGCGAACCTTAGAGCATCTTTCGGGGCTAGCTCAGTAGATATAACAAGTAGTTCTGGAACTACTTCTACCAGTATAAATTCCTACCTACAAGGCGTAACAGCATTATCAAGTACGGTTTATGCAGGGTCTGTTAGACCACATACAGACAACTCCTTAGATATTGGTGGTGCTATAAACAGATGGGATGACGTGTACGCAACAAATTCTACAATTCAAACATCTGACCTAAGACAAAAAGAAAATATTAATGATACTAAATTAGGTTTAGACTTTATAAAAGATTTACGCCCTGTATCATATGACTGGAAGGACAAAAAAGAAAACAAGATAAATCAAACACATTATGGGTTAATTGCTCAAGAAGTGCTAGAATCATTAAAGAAACATGGAATAGACTCTATAGAGGATTTTGGTGGAATATCACATGATGGTGACCCCGAACATTTTTATGGGGCTAGATATGGAGAATTTGTACCAATTCTTATAAAGGCGGTACAAGAACTAAAAACAGAAATAGATACATTAAAGGAGAATAAATAATGCCAGACATAACAGTATCATTTACAGATGCCCAATGGACAAGAATAGTTGCGGCTTCGCCATTAATTAGGAGTGGTCCGGGGGAATCGGGGGACGTTGACGTAGCTTTTTTAGCAGCTAAGTGGAAATCTCAAATATCTGCGGATGTAAAAGAGTATGAAAGACAGCAAGCGTCAATCTCAGACTTCTAAAATTATACAGTATAGATATGATAACCCACATGATACTCTCCAACAGATTGGGGATGCATTTAATGTGTCGAGACAGTATGTATTCAAAGTACTAAAACAATTTAATATTCCTACTGTAAGGGCTAAAAAAATGAAAAACCCCAGACATTGCAAAATATGTGGGGAGCTTAGTACGAAATTAGTACATGATGGTTCTTGTCATTTTCAATATTACAATCTAAAAATTAACTGTGCCACCTGTAGAATACCTTTTTATCGTAAACGTAGTCAAATAGTTCAAAAATACAAACAAAACTTTAAAAATAGTTACTGTTCTTTAGGTTGTTACCACAAAGCCCGGACAGCTAGACAGCTATAGAAAACCTAATATAATTACAATATGGAAATAAATGACAAATTAGTCCTTCAATGGGAACCTAAAATCCAAAAAATGTTATCTACTACAGATATTATTGGAATGGACCGTGAAGACATAGCTCAAGAGCTGAGAATTGCCTTAGTAAAATCGGCTAAGAAATTTGACGAAACTAAAGGAGTATTATTCCATACATATTTACACACATCTTTGGTAAACACAATACGTACCCTAATTACTAAAGCGCAAAGAATACCTATATCAAGAAGTTTAGATGAAACATATAACGGAGATAATTTTCATGTATCAGCTAAAATTTTACAGGCCCTTATTAATCCTGTAGATGCTTTAGAAGAAACTGAAATTTCTTTGTGGTTAGAAAACCAAGAGCTAGCAAACAACGAGAAATATTTTTTAGAGCTAAAGTTAAAAGGTTTGACTATGGATGAAATCACCGTAAAGCTAAGACACGAGTTTATAAAAAGAGTTTTATTTTTTGCAGACCTTTATCAAAGTTATTATCAAAAGTCAGACTTAATATTTTTTAGACATCTAGCTGATAAAGTATTAGACTTTTACAGTTCGTCTTACAAAGTTAGGGAAAACATAAAAACCAAACTAATACAAAGAATGGAGCAAGAAAATGCCCAGAAGGAAGAGGCTCAGAGGGAAACTAATACAGAAAACGAAACCCAAAGAGAAAGAATCGCAAAAATTTAAAATAATTGCTGAAAACCTAAATCCACAAAATTTCTGGGTTTTTGGTGAGTACTCATCTTTTGACATTGCTAAGGAAGAAATTGACAAACTGCATACACCTGATGTAAATTATTATATATATTCAGATTTAAATACAGTTTTATACACAAAGATAGGCGAATAGATTGGCAAGCCCAAGTTATGAATTTATAGAGTCGGCCATAATATTTGGTTTAAACGACTCTGACAAGTTAAAAGAATTTAATTATCATTCCAATGATTTTGCAAAGCATGGGGATGCGTTCAAGTTTATTGGGGATTATTTAGATAAGTACAATAACTTTCCTACTGAAGAGGTGCTTATAGAAAATTTTCCTACCTTAGACCCAACTGCGAAGTCGCAGACGTTCTCATACGCACTAGACATGTTTAAAAGCCAAGTCTTACAACGAGCCGTGGTTAGAACAGTGCAACAGCAAAGGGAATTAGTAAAAGAAAACCCTAAACAAGCAATAGCTAATATTATGAGTGGGTTATCTGACGTTGATTTAGTATATGACGAAGATATTAAGACGTATGATGCTGGTACAACAGAAAGAGTACAGGAGTGGGAGAGCAGAAAAACACGTAGGAAAATGGGTGAAGGGCTTATGGGTGTACCTACTAGCTTTAAATTCATAAACCAAAATGGTATAGGCTGGCAACCCGGAGAACTTATAGCAGCATTTGCTCGACCAACAGTAGGTAAAACATGGTTATGTGTACATTCAGCAGCTACTGCAGTGCATAATGGGTATAAAACACTACTAATATCCACAGAAATGCCTAATCCACAGATTGTTATGCGTTTAGACGTGGCGCTGGCTAAAATGAAAGGTTACAATTTTTCCCATAGAGCTATACGTCATGGTGATGACATGGATATAGACTCTTATATAAAGTTCCTAAAAGAATCAAATAAGCATTCTTTATTGATTTGTGATGGTATTGCAGGTCAAACAGGAATATCTCTTGAATCAATCGCAGGATTGATAAGAAAACATAACCCTAAATTTGTTGTTATTGATGGTGTGTATTTACTGACAACAAAAGATACAGATAAAGCTGCTTGGGAGCAGTCACATGGTATTTTTTATGGGTTAAAAAATTTAGCAATATCTACAAATACTCCAATTATGGTATCAACACAAGCTAACAGGGATGCCTCTAATGAATTTATGCCACCATCAGCTGCGCAAGTAGCTTTTGGGGACGCATTGATTAGAGCAGCCGATGTAGCAGTTGCGATGGCTAAGGTCGAAGACTATGACGATAAGAGGTTAATACACTTTGCGAAATATCGAGATGGTGAGTTAGCGCATGATAGGTTGTATATGCAGTGGGGTGTAGATAATGGTACAATACACGAACTAACCGACTTTGAAGTCGAGTATGAATAGGAGGCCTATAATGGGTATTTTTTCATGGTTAGGTGGCACTAGTGAAGATGACATAGTAGTCACAACAGGAAAAAGTAAAGGTAGAGGAAAACCAATAACAAAAATTACAGTTGGTGACATCAGAAACAGAAGAGTTGTTGATGAAAACGGATTTGTAAATAAAGTTGTGTTATTTCTTACTACTACAAAAAGGAAACAAGATTGATTGATTGGCATTCTATCCTTTTGAAATATGGTATCTCTGTAGAAAACACTGAAGAAGTAATGATAAGTTGCCCTTTTCACGAAGACAGACGAGAATCTTGCGCCCTAAATTTAGAAAAAGGTGTGTGGATTTGTTTTGCTGGTTGTGGACAAGGCGGCTTAAAAGGGTTTATAAAAGAATATTCAGGTAAATCTTGGAATGAGATAAATGCAGAAATACAAGAAGAAGAGCTTGACTTAGACTGGAATTTCTTAGATGAACTAACAGTTGAAGAAAAGCCAATTTCATATGAAGAACCCGAAGGACTGGAAGATATGCCAAGTAACCATTGGATTTATGAAAGGGGTTTTGATAAATCTACTATAAAACGATGGGATTGCAGGACTAATAAATACTTAGATTTTATGATACCTGTAAAAAATATAGATAACGAAGTGTTGGGTTGGATAGCAAGAAGAAGAAATGCTATTCCTAAATACATGTACTCCAAAGGATTTGCTAAAGCGCAAACACTCTTTGGTATAAACCAAATACTAGATACAAATAAAATTTATTTAGTAGAAGGTGCATTAGATTGTATGTGGTTGAATCAACACGGATATTCTAGTTTAGCCATTTTGGGAGCAAGTATCTCCCGAAAACAAGTAGAGTTGATAAGTTCCTTACGACCATCAGAAGTTGTGTTGTCACTAGACAATGACGCTGCTGGGCAAAAAGGGATAAACAAAGCTACGGTTGACATGAACAATCGTTTTTTGTTATCATATTTAAGGTTACCCAAAAATTATAAAGATGTCCAAGAAATTAGAAATACCGAGACATTACACAAGGTAATAAAAAATACAACAATCTTTTAATAGGAGAACAAATGAGTGGTATAGCACGAATACAAAAAAGAATAGATGAGACTAGGAGACCCGCTTCTGCTAACAATGCTCCCGGAAGGGAACTTTGGTTCAGAGATGGGGACCAAGTATTTATGTCTTCAATAGCTACTGGAGCTGAAGACGATAAGTTTTTAGACGAAATTTATCTATACACCCTAAGAGTAGGGAATGGATTTACAAACGTTCTAAAAGATGACAGGGTGGACACAAGTGCCATCCCAGACGAGAACAGACCGTCACACAAGTTTGCTATATGGGCATACGTACACAACGTAATCCATACAGAAAAACGAAATGACGATTGGGAAGAAGTTGAAGGGCCTGCTGGCAAGAAAATGTATAGAGAAGATATAAACGATTTTAGAATTATATCTCTAAGCTTTGGAAGAAGCGACTATATATGGAATCAGCTAGTAGACGTTTATAGTGACTGGGGCGCTTTGAATAAAGGCGTTATAAGAGTCAAAAGAACAGGACAAGGGATGTATGACACATCTTACTCAATTACAGCTACTCCAAAACAGGATACAATTCCTGAAGACAAGATGGCTGAACTTGATGACCTTCCACTAATCAAAGATTATTTCTTTGAAAGATACGGCACATTTACACTGCCCGAAGGTGGATTGACTGAAGACAAAGACGACGACGAACTTTTTTAAGAAAGTTTTGTTTTGTCAGTAGTTACGAATAGTTCCTTTCAACACGACATTAATTCACTGAGGTCGGTATTAGAGGTAGCACCGACCTTGGTGGTTGATGTTGAAACAAATGGACTGGAACCATATAAATCCAATCAAATTTGCGGGGTAGGAGTTGGTGAACCAAATCATTTAGGTTTGATGCAATACTACCCATTCAGACATCATCAAGGTGAAAACCTTACTTTCGAGAAGTTACAACAACTTATTAATCTTTTAAACGAGTCAGTAAAAACTTATATTGGTTACAACATAAAGTTTGACTTACATTTTTTACACAATGAGGGCTTAGAAGTTTTATCAAAAAAACTAGTTGATGTTATCGTCATGGCACGTCTAATTGAGCACTCGGAAATAAAAGAACTTGGGTTGACCCCTACAGGTAAAAGAAGAGTAGGACAAGAAGCAGTTCAGTATGATATTGACACTAAAAAAGTGTTACGTTCTAACAAGTGGAATAAAGATTTTTCTTTAGCGCCTCCTGACATATTAGGGGAGTACTGTAAAAAAGATGTTTCTTTAACCGCAGACCTTTATGAGAGATTTAGTAAAGAGGTACAAAGAACTAAACAACAACGTATATTTGATATGCAGTGTGATTTAACTAAGGTTTTGTATAAGATGGAGCGCAGAGGTATACCTATAGATATAGCATATGCCAAGCAATCTAAAGAAGCTATAAGTACAAGACTAGAAGAAGTACAACAAGAAATATATAACTTAGCTGGTAAGGAATTTAATGTTTCTAGTCCAGCGCAAATAGGGGTAGTCTTTACAGAATTAGGTATAGAGTCCCCTGTAAAAACCCCCAAAGGGCAAGACTCATGGAGTGAGGCGGCTTTAGTAAGTATAAACCATAGACTTGCAGGCCTAATTAGGCAATACAGAACCTTAGAAAAACTAGTATCTACATATATAGAGCCTTATATAGAAACAGATGTTATGCATACGTCTTTTTGTAATTGGGGTACTGCTACGGGTAGACTATCAAGTCGAGGGCCTAACCTACAAAATATACCTAGGAACCACTTCAAACTAAAAGAACGGGACTTATCAGAGGACGAGCGCAAGGATATAAAAGGTAAAATTGCTGCAACTGTAAGCGCCAAAGGTATATCTATGAATAAGGATTTATCAGACGAGGTATTAAAAACTTGGTCTTTTGTAGGTGACGAGTCTTATGATACAGCTGACAGAGCCCAAATTTCTATAAGGCGTTTGTTTGTACCTAGAAAAGGTTATTCTTTAGTGGGCTTTGATTATAGCCAAATGGAAGTACGTGTATTTATGTTTCACTTCAGAAACAAACAAATAGACGAGATATTGAATAAAGATGATGTTGATTTTCATAGTGAAGCCGCTAAACTAGCTTTTAGTGTAGATGAGTCATCTGAAAAGTTCAAAGAGTATCGTCAGGCAGCTAAAGCAATTACATTTGGAACTATATATGGGATAGGAAATAAAAAACTGTCACAACAACTAAACACTACTCCTAGAGAAGCAGGGCAATATAAAAAACAATACTTTGCTGCTATGGAAGGGTCTAAAGAGTTCTTTGATAAAGCAGTCAACAAGGTAGCATTAGATGGGCAAATTAGAAGTAAATATGGCAGACTGTATAAAATCAATCGAGACTTTGGGTATAAAGGTGTAAATTATTTAGTACAGGGACTTAGTGCAGATTTATTAAGTGAAAGAATGTTAGAAGTAGATAAGTATTTAGATAACAAGAAGAGCAATTTATTATTACAAGTCCATGATGAAATTATATGTGAAATCCATGATTCTGAACTAGAGAGTGTTCCATATAAAATAAAAGAGCTGTTAAAAAATAATAGTCTTGAGATTCCACTAGATGTAGATATGGAAATATTTCAAGGTTCATGGGCAATAAAGAAAGACTTGAAGCCCTTAACCTTTGATGACCTGATTGACTGGAACTAAAAAACTGATAGAATATACATACGATGAGTAAGTACAACGAAGAAGCAATAATAAAAGAAATAGCTGAGTATGTAAACAATACATACGACCAGCACTACAGTGAGGGTGAGGTACAGACCTTAGACTTTATAGAAGCCTGTGGTGATGCTAAAGCTTTCTGTCGAGGAAACATTCTAAAGTACGCCTCAAGATATGACAAAAAAGGCACACCTCGTAAAGATATACTAAAAATAATACACTATGCAATGTTGTTATTGCATTTTAGTGATAAGGAGAATAAGAATGAAGACTAAAATTAATATTGATGACTTTAAAAAAGGAATAATTGATGCTGTAAAGCATATGTCAAGAGGAAATACTGACGATGAATTAAGTGAGAAAAAGGATATGCAATCAGTAAAACGCTTTGTTTTAGACATTGTGGGAAATGATACTTCTACTTCTTATGCAGAGGGCTTTGAGTTTGGAATAGAATTGACAAAGGAGGGAGGCATTATTGAAACCGAAGAAGAAAAAGATATAGCTAGATTTTTTATGGAAGCTGGTGCCGAGAGTCTGTTTGGGGAGGACTTAATTTCTCAAGTAAAAGCGGAAGACCAATCAACAGAAGAAGGATTTTGGGATAATAGACCTGACATTGATAAATTATTAGATGACAAAGAAGAATGATAACTAAGAAAAAATACGAACTAAATAAAAACTTTTCACACGACTTGATACTTGGTGAAATAAGGGAAAAAAAGCTGGCTGAGATACTAGCAAATAAACCAATTGAAGTTAAAACTGAAATGGGTGTGTGGCAAGAAAAAGGGAATTTAGCAATAGAAATAGAGTTTGATGGTGAGCCTAGTGGATTATATAAAACGCATTCTGAATATTGGTGGCACAACTTAGAAGTTAGAAATGAAGCATATATGTCTTTATTTTTTAAAGTAGATATTTTGAAAGCAATTGTAAAGAAAATTGAAGACAAATACCCACACCGAATAGTTATGGGTGGAGATGACAACCTAAGTAAATTGGTGTTAGTTCCATTAGCAGGATTGTTTTTTCTAAAAGAAAAAGATTTAAACTGGCGAGAAGCGCCGGCAAACAAAAAAGGAGAGTAAAATGGCAAAAGTTAGTGCTCATTTAGGATTTACATTTAGAGTAGGTCCATTAGAACAAAACCAATACGGAAGAGTTGACTTGACAGTTGACCAAATAGATACTGAACTTCCTGTAGAACCTCAGCTAGAAGAGTCAAAAAAAGTGGCTGATGTTGTCTGGGAGTTTATAAAAGGGAAGGTAGATGCTCAAATAGAGGACATGTTAGATGAAGGAAAATAATATGCCCAGCAGAGCGTCTGTTTTAGAAGCTATCTTAGCAGAAAGAGAAAGACAAGACCAGTTGTGGGGTGAACAGAATCACGACGACTCTTGGTGGAATATATTAACTGTTGAGAAAAATGGACATATTGCAGAAGAAATATTTGGCAATAACGACACAAAACTATTTATAGAGCTTATTCAAACTTGCGCAACTTATTTTGCGTGGGCGGAATCAGTGAGAAGGAGACACCAAGATGGATAAAAATGCTGAAGATGCTATTGAAAAACTTTTAAAAAACAAAGATTTAAATTTTCAAAAAGGTGACAGCAATGATTTTGTAACAAATCGAATACCTTTTAATATACCAGCGTTAGATAAACTTACTGGAGGGGGCATACCATTCAAGAAAATGACTCTTATATATGGTCCGACCAATGTAGGGAAGTCTTATTTAGCATCACAGATAGTTGTAAATGCTCAGAAAATGGGAGGTAAAGCTGTTTGGATAGACACAGAGCTTTCATATGATAAAGATTGGATGAGAACCTGTGGGGTTGATGACCAAAAGATACTTGTGTCTCAACCAACTACCGGAGAAGAAGCTTTAGAACACGTTCGACAAGCAATGATAAATGGTTTTGAGGTTATAGTATTAGATAGTATAGCTGGTCTTGTGCCAACAAATATATTAGAAGAAGAATTTGGTAAAAGCCCAATGGCGTGGCAATCAAGGTTTGTAAACACAGCGTTCCCTAGATTATTTCCACATCTCCAAAATGGTTCAGCTTTTGTTGCTATAAACCAAGTACGTGCTAGTATGGGTCCTGTAGCATTAGACGCAATGCCAGCAGGTCAAGGACAAGTGTTCTTTTCTCATTCTATTTTGCAAGTGCAGCGAAAGGGTTGGATAACAGAAGGAGATAAAAAAGTAGGGTTTGATATGAATATCAGATTACGAAAAACTAAAACAGGTGGTGAAAACTGGGATTCAGCTATTGTTCCGTTTAGGGTAGAAGGTGGAATTGATGTTCTTGAAAGTTATATTCGGGATGCAGTAGACCAAAAATTAATTATACAAAAAGGCGCTTGGTATACTTATGGTGACATAAAAGCTATGGGCCTAAATGGTATAAAAGGAAAGTTTTTAGAGGATGATAAACTGTTTGAAAAGCTTCAAGATGAACTTACCTCCTAGAGATTTTACTGAACAGGAACTTATTATAGCTAAATGTTTAGATGAGTTTGGACTTAGATACGATGAGCAAGTTTACTACCATCCTTATATAGTAGATTTCTACATACCAGAGATAAAAATGGTAGTTGAGGCTGATGGAATATATGGGCATCTTTCTAAAAGAGACGCGCAGAGAGATAAAGAACTGCTATTATTAGAAGATATTGAGTATATTATACATATAAAAGAAAAAACACAAGAAAAAGTAAAGGAAAAATTATGGCTGGAATTAAACAAATTAAGCCAATAGGTCCAAAGAACCACATAAAAAATGATTTGTGGTTATCGGAAATAATAGATGACCACCTACGAGGAACTATGACAGCGCCTAGAACAGGTGTATTTCACCCATCTGTTATTAGTAACGCTTGTGATAGGTACGTATGGTTATGCTATCACGGTAAAATGGTAGACCAACCATTACCAGCTAATCTACAGAGAATATTTCAAAATGGAAGTTTCTTAGAAGAACGTGTGGAAACGTGGTTCAAAGCTTTAAATATTTTAGTTGATAGAGAAGTATCTGTAAAACAAGATATTCCTCCAATTTCAGGACGTATAGACTTTTTGATAAAGCATTATAGTTATGGAATTACACCCATAGAATTGAAGTCTATAAATACTGCGGGTTTTTCAAAGCTTAGAGGTCCTAAACCAGAGCACCAAATTCAGATACAGATGTATTTAAATATGGGTGGCTATGAAAAAGGGACTGTTTTATATGAGAATAAAAACGACCAAAAGATAAAAACCTTTATTGTTGACAGAGACCCTGAGCAGTGGAGTGGTATTTTAGAAAGGTGCTTTAGAATACAAGAATCATTAATTGCGCCAGAAAAATGTACGGGGAGTTCTTGGTGTAACTGTAAATTAGTGCCCATGGGGAGTGTATAGTGGAAGAGAGGACTACTAAATGGACACCTATGAAGGCATTAGGTAGGGTAAATAAAAGAGTTGAGGCTTTAGGTATACCAATTTTTGACCCTAAGTTACCTGAGACAGAAGAGCTTGTTTTTTCAGAATTAGCAAACGCTACTGATAAAGAACTAGAAAAGTATTTAACTATTTATGGTGGTTATAATGCGTTCCTCCAAACAAAAATTGCTGACATAGAAGCGGTATTAGGAGCTTTAGAAGCCTCATTTAGTGAAGGGTACAGTAAAGCAGCATACACGGTTTCTAAGGAGCACGAACAAAAGGGTAATAAGCGCCCAACTAATGATTTGATTAGAGGCCAAGTATTAGACTCTTTTGACGCTTTGGCACAACTAAAGAAAGATATTATTGAGCAAACAGCAGAAGTAAAAAGACTAAGAGGATTACTCGAAACATATAAAGAAGCTTATGGAACAGTTAGTAGAGTAGTAACTCTTAGGACTAAAAGGGATTAGTATGCAGAAGTTTTTAGGGCTCGATACATCAAGCAGAGCAATTCATGGTGCTGTAGTAGATGAAGACGAAAATTTAGTTGATTTATATAAATGGGGCAGTGACAAGAAAAGTTCTGCTGAAAGGTTTCCGGAAATCGTAGTTGAATTTTCTGAGGAAATGAGTAAAATAAATATAATAGATAATGCTGCTGTAGAAGCTGCAATTTTTGTACAGAACAGAAAATCATTAATTGCATTGGCCAGTATAATTGGAGCTACTTGGGCAGTCTTAGTATTGAATAATATACAAACATCTTTAATACATCATGCCGAATGGAAAAAAGAAATTTTAGGAAAAGGTAGTTTAAAGAAAGAAGATATTATGAAGTTTGCAATAGAAAAGTGGGGAGACAAATTTCCCGAACAAGACTACGCTGATGCTGCATGCATAGCGTTATGGAACAAAAGGAGGTTCTAGTATGAGTTTAGCTGGTGGATTAACCAAGGTAGTTAGAGGTTTTCAAATGTTCTTTCCGGGCAAGAAGGAAGGACCTAAAAGGGAATACAAAGATAAATTTCCAAAGAAACTTCCGACCATAGAAGATGTAAAAAAGAAATATGGCACAGTTGTTTGGTGCAAGTTCACAGACTGTGGAAGTAACCAAGAAGTAAAAAATTTACAAAGAACTACAGGTACTTTATTGAAAAGAACAAATTATACACCTATTGCAGAACAAGAACATATATGGGCTGGGATATGTACTAGAGGAGAAATAGGTATGAAATACGATGCTATAAAAATGCCTCATGGGGCTAAAATAAAATTCCCAAGTTGTTATACAGCCCACACAGATAAAACAGGATACTGGGACTTTTCTCAATTCCTAAACTCAGACGGAAGTCCATTAGGTGGTAATATTGATTCTCAACATGCATCTGATGATGGATATGGAATGATGGATAACAACAGTATATACGATGATTATAAAGACTAATTATGCCTAAACACATACCAGAAGAAATTAAATTTCAAGCTATGGAACTTTTCTTACAAGGTGATAAATCTGCCAAACAGATAGCCGAGGAAGTTTCTACAGAAGAACACCCAGTAGCAGCCCCTACTATTTATATGTGGGCAAAAAGAAATAAGTGGGGAGAACAAAAAGCAGTGGCTATAGCTGACGAACAAACTAAGATAGCTGAAACTCAAGGACAGCGCTTCGCAAGATTACAGTCGGAACAGCTTGACACATACACAGAAATTGCTAATAAAGCTGGTAGAGAAATAAAAGGGCTAACTTTTGACCGCCCCTTAGATGCCGCTAGAGCTGCAGATATAGGGATAAAAGGACAGAGGGATGTGCTTCAAGGTATGGTAAACCTTCAGTTTGTTCAAGATATTATGTCCGTGCTAGTAGAAGAGGTTTCAGACACTGATGTTTTACAAAGAATTGGTGCTAAACTAAAAACTATTGAGCAGCAACACAGGAATCTATAAGCATGGCAAAAGATATTATCAGCGTTGAAGACGCGTTTAATTTGCTGTCTGATGGTTTAATAGAGCAAAAACGCTATGAAGTTGGCAGCTTTAGGGAGTTTATTGAAAATATATGGGCTCTTTCATATGATAACCCAGAGTATTTTAAAGCTTGGCATGTAAGTTTACTTGCCGAAGATATTGAAGAATGTTTAGAAACAGGGTTGAATTATGTTGGGGTGTTACCCAGAGGGCATTTTAAATCCACTATTCTGGGACACGCATTTAGTGTTTGGAGATTATTGAAAGCTCCTAGAGATATGTCCATACTTTATTTATCTTATAGTGATGGTATGGCTAAATACCACATCGCAGAAATAAATAAGATAATTGCAAGGAATCCTATAATTCCAGAGCTATTGATAAACAGAAATCCAAAAGCAGATTACTCAGCTAGATTTTACAAAAACAATCAACCTATGGAAATAATGCATGGTGGTTTGTTTTCTTTCAAACGAGGTATGCACGTGAATGGTGCGCTGATTGCTGATGACGTATTGAGAGACCCAGAGAACCCATTGAACATGGGACAAATAACTAAAGTTGAAGACCATTTTATGACAGAAAGTTTGTTCATACCATTGAAAGAAGCACCTGTTATTGTTGTAGGAACACCTATGATGCCCGGCGACATTTTATCTAAGTTACAAGAAGATGAAAGATTTAAAGCTAGAGTATTGCCTGCCTTGGACCCAGTGCCGGGCAGAAGGGTATTAGCTCCTGAGATAATGAGTGAGGATTATTTATTAGCGCAACAAAAAGCTAGACCAAAATCTTTTGCATCAGAGTTTATGCTAGTGCCCCACTTTGCCACAGAGTCTTATTTTGACGCTGAAGATATAGAAAAATGTGAAGTTGATACTTTAAGGTCTGCCCCAGCGACCAAAGAGTTTACTAACTATGAAGTAGCAGACCAGTTTTTCGGTGGGTATGATGTGGGGAAGAAAAAACATCCATCTCATTTAGTAATATTTAGAAAGCGTGGGGAAAACATTGAGCAAATCCATTCTTCATTTTTAGACGGCTGGAGTTACTCAGACCAGATAGAATATCTAAATGAAGTAGCGGATAACTTCCATTTGACTTCAGGTTATATTGACAACACTAGAGGAGAGTTAGAAGACAGGGGATTAGACACAAGATGGAGACCCATGAATTTCTCACAAAAAACTAAAAATACCATGGCTTCGGTCTTTGAAAATTTTGTACATTCGGGTATATTAAAACTAATCAAAGACGAAAGACAAAAGCAGCAGATTCTGTCTGTGAGCAATGAATTAAAAGCACCGGATACTCCAATGGGACATGGGGATGCTTTTTTCTCAATTGCAATGGCGTTACAGGCAGCCCATGACACAGCGTATAAGTTTGTAGATTTAGGTAGCGCAGCCGATTGGTTTAATGCTGTAAGCCCGGGGGAAACCCCAGAAAGTCGAAGTCAGTTAATGGATGAGAACAAAGGTGATTTTAAAGAATCAAAACCTAAACCGAATCCATTACAAATGCAACCATTAAATCCTATTGACAGGGCAGGCACTGCTCCTAATCCTATGTGTAAGGAGTCTGTGTGCAACTCTAGTTTTTGGGTGCCAGAACGAGGTCTATGCCTTTATTGTGGGTTTAGACAAAATTAGATAAGGAGAAATAAATAAATGATATTAAAAGATAAATCAAACCCAATTACTGAACAAGCGGAAGTTATATTAAATCATAGGTATTATTTAAAAGATAAACAGGGTGATGTCATTGAAGATTCTTCTCAATTATTTCAAAGAGTAGCTGACGCTATATCTAAAGTCGATGTTGACTATGGTAAGTTACCTGTAGATGCAGAACTTACTTCTAAAGAGTTTTATACTATTATGTCTAATTTAGAGTTTATTCCAAACTCCCCAACTCTTATGAATGCAGGGACTGAGCAAGGGACACTATCTGCTTGTTTTGTTTTGCCTTTAGAGGATAGTATGGAAGGAATAATGAAAGCAGCACACGATGCCGCAATGGTTCAAAAATTTGGAGGTGGAACCGGGTTTGCTTTATCTAAGTTAAGACCAAAAGGAGATAAAATTCAATCTACTCATGGGATTGCCTGTGGGCCTATAGAAGTACTAAAGACACTTTCAAGAGTGTCATCTATGATAACCCAAGGTGGAAAAAGAGATGGCGCGAATATGGCAGTTATGTCTATATACCACCCAAATATTTTAGAATTTATTGACTGTAAAAAAGTTGAAGGTGAAATACATAACTTTAATATTTCGGTTGGGGTAGATTCAAACTTTATGAAAGCTGTTGAAAGTGGCAGTGAATATAATTTAATAAACCCTAAAGATAACACAATAGCTGGGAAACTAGATGCTCGAGAAGTGTTTAGTAAAATAGTATATGGCGCTTGGAGAAATGGTGAACCCGGAATGATATTCCTAGACCAAGTAAATAAAGATAATCACGTATCAGAAACATATGGAGAAATGATTGCTACAAACCCATGTGGCGAGCAACCACTACTGGGTAATGAGTCTTGCAACCTAGGTTCTATAAACTTAGCAAAATTTTATCAAAAAGCTGATGAAGGAAGTTCGTTTGGTTGGAACGATAAAATAGACTGGCCTCGATTAGAGAACGTGACAAGAAAGTCAGTTCATTTCCTAGATAACGTAATAGACGCAAACAAGTATGCTACACCTGAAATAGAGCACATGACTAAATCTACCAGAAAAATAGGTCTAGGTATAATGGGGTTTGCTGATTTATTAATACAAATGCATATCCCATATAATTCTGAATTAGCTAGAGAAGTAGGAGAAAGAGTTATGTCTAAGGTACGAGAGTGGGCAGACGACGAATCAAAAGTTTTAGCTAAGAGTAGAGGAGCCTTTCCAGCTTGGAAAGATAGTAATTATAATAAAGAAACAGAAGTCTACAGGAATCATTGTAGACTAACAGTTGCTCCAACAGGAACTATATCAATGATAGCCGATACATCTAGTGGGATTGAACCTACATTTGCATTGGCTTGGAAAAAACAAAACATATTAGAAGGTAAAACTTTGAATTATGTAAACAAGTATTTTGAAGCAGATGCTATAAAACATGGATTTCATTCAGAAGATTTAATGGACTATTTAGCAGAAGGCGGTTCATTAGCCACCGTACCCGAGGTACCAGACTGGGCTAAGGCTGTTTATGCTACAGCGCCTGACATTTCTCCTGAAGACCACGTACTGATGCAATCAGCTTTCCAAAGCTCTTGTGATTCGGGAATCTCTAAAACAATTAACTTTTCAAACTCAGCTACAATTGAAGATGTTGAAGATGCTTATATGTTAGCGTGGAAAGAAGGGTGTAAGGGAATTACTGTATACAGAGCGGGAAGTCGAGAGAAAGAAGTACTGGTAAAAGGTAATCAAGAAAAAGCCGAACAACCAACACTGGATGGTTTTGAAATAGAGGAAGCTCTTATAAATAAACCAACCCATATAAAATGTTGTAATAATCCTAATGTAGTTTTTGCTGATGGGTGCGAGACATGCAAAACCTGTGGGTGGAGCGCCTGTCTAATTGCCTAGGAGGTAACATGGACAAAGAACAAAGAACTAACTTCGATAACACATTTTATAATCATCAGGAGGAAATGAAAGGCATATCTGCGATTTTAGACACTCAAGAAGATTTGAAAGAACAAATTGTATTGTTATCAGAAAAAGTAGATAAACTAACTCTTTTGTTTACTGATTTACAAGAGAAATATGTGCATCAAAACAATCAACTTCGCCAAGAATTAACAGGTAGAAGATAAATATAAAAATTATAGTATAATATAAAGACAGAAAAGAATTAGGAGAAGTTTATGGTAATTGGTAATATGTTATCAAATTCAGGACAGCAGTATGTAGCTACTAAAGATGATAAGAATACTTGGAGAATATTAGACACTTGGCATGCAGAGTTAAAAAATATGAATGCCGATGATGATATTTCTGACGATAATCCAGCTGTAGTAGCTTTATCTGAGGGTCAATTTATTGCCCTAATAAAGGAAGCTGCAAGTGAAGGAGTATTAGAGAATGTTAATATTACTTCTGATGTCGATACAGCTGAACTAGAATACGAAATAGACACTAAAAATAGTAAGATAGTAGAGTTAGAAGATAAAATAAAACAACTTACTTCAGAGAAACACGAAGTTGAAATAAAAGCTTCTCATTCTGAAGAGTTTGAACTAAAAGAAAAAGCTATGGATAACATACTAAAACTAGTATCCATGCAGGATATGACTAAACTAAGTAGGGATTAATAATGAAATTATCCGAATATATGCCTCAAGTGCCCCAAATGCAACAGCAAATGGCCGACTTGAACAAACAAATAAGTTTGCTTGAAGTTATGAAGTCTACTGGTGACACTGGTGCTGCGCCTACTATAGGACTTGACCAAATTGTTAATACATGGGTACGTCATCAAATGGCATACAGGCAACAGCTTGTACAAGACTTACAAACTATTGCAATGTCAGTCGAAGAAATCAGAGGGCCTGTATCTCACATTACAAGTGAGGTCTTTAGAAGAGGAATACAAATCCACCCTACGACTGATAACCCCGACCCGGAAGAAAGAAAAAGACTAAATACGTGGTTAGCTGACTGTAACCTATTTGACCAATCTATAGAAGAAGTTCTTAGACAATTTCATCACGATTTAAATACTTTAGATGATGCCTTTATTTATTTAGCTAGGGAATACAAGGATGAGGGGGATGGTAAAATAACTTCGCGTCTTCGAGAAATAAGAAGACTAAATCCAGCACTAGTAGAATTTGACTTAGACCAAGCTGGGTTACCTAAAAACGCACACTGGATATGTTTGGTACACAGAGAAGTAGTTTCTGAGGATAAAGGTAAATGTGAAGATGATGGTTGTAAGGCTGAAATGGTCCCAGCTATGTACAAATATTACCATAGAAACTCCCACTTATATTTTACAGATGATGAAGTAATTCATTTATCTAAGTTCTCACCATCTGAAACATACGGATGGTCACCATTACTTACTATTTTTGAAAAGGCTTTGACGCTAGTAGGTATGGATAAGAACTTATATAGGTATTTTTATGAGAGAAAAATGCCGGCAAGTATGTTGATGGTAACTACAGATGACCCAGAGTCATTACGTAGAGAACGAGAACACATTGCAGCACAAACTAGGATGGACCCAAACTATATACCTATGGTAGCTGTATCTGCTAGAAACCAAAGAGGCAGAGTAGATATGGTAAGACTATTCCATACACTAAATGAAATGGATTATTTACCCGTAAGAGATGAGATAAGAGAACGTGTAGCTGCTATGTGGGGTGTTACACCGGCTTGGCAGGGTGCTCCAGAAGCATTTGGCGGACTATCTACACAAACACAACAACTAGTGGTTATGAGTCGGGTGGTTGAAGGAGACCAAAGATTATTTCACGAAAAAGTATTTCCTAAATTATTAAAAGCTTTTGGTATAGAAGGATATAAACTTGAATTACCTCAACCTGAAGAAAAAGCTGATTCTACTAGATTGGCTTTAGCTCAACAGAAAATAGCAATAGCTAATCAGTTTGCACAACTTGGGTTTGACCTTCAATTAAAAGAACAAGATGTTGATTTATATGATGCTGAGTTTATGATAAGCGGTAAACCTGTACAACTAGCTAGAATGCAGGCAGAACAACAGGCATTGAATTTAGCTCAAATGCAACAACAAATGGTTCAACAGGAAGAAATGGCTGCTCAACAGGAACAAATGCAAGAAGAGATTCAAAGCGAAGCTAATGAGGGTGAACCTGCTGAAGGAGAGCCTGTACAAGCTATGGAAAAGGCTTACAAGCCGCCATCACAAAGAAAATTTAAAGGGAGAACTGGTGGTGTAACCCCAGACTGGCATGATAAATCCCCAGACGAAGAAAGAGATATTGACGAGTGGGCAGAAGCGCGGTCAAAAAATATATATTTATCTAAAAACTGGGTTGAATCTTTGAATGAAAAAGGTTTTGTTATGCCTATAATAAAACAAGTCTCTCCTGATATGGATAAAATATGGTTTGTAGATAACAATACAGACTATGTAGCTAATTTATCTGGAAGTAATATAGTTCATGTAGAAAAAGCTATGTTCGGAGATGCCACTAGATTTAGTAGAAATAAACAAGAAAATCCAAAAGCAACGGAACCAACAAAAATTGATATAGACGATGACCAAACTTAATAAAGGACAAGTAAATGGTAAGAAATTCTCTTATGATGATGATGGTCTAAGAGACGCTATTGCATATGCTACTAAATTAATGCAAGATAAAAAAGCAGTTGATTTTCAATGGCATGATGAATACGAGAAATCTCTTTCTAAAGAAGGTGGAGATGGTGGCGGTGGTAATGGTAGTGGCTCTTTCGGTGGAGGCACAGTTGCAGTATCCTCAGACTCTGGCTTTTTTACCCCTACTTATGGGGGCAGTGGTAAGAGAAAGAAACGCAGGAAAAAAACTGGCATAGACAAATTATCTGATTTTGTTACAAACAATTCTCCAGAAAGAAAATCAATAGAAAAAAGTGAGATACTTGATTTTGTTGCTTGGGTAGAAAAAGAATATAAAAATAGAGAGACTGTTTTCCCAAGTGGGGAGACTATAAATCCCCAAATTCCAAGAGTAGATTACAAAAAAAGATGGGGTTCTAGTCAGTACGACTCTTTAGCTGCAGGAGGCTCAAAAGACAAAGAGGCTCAAGAAGTTCAAGAGTTAGACGAGGAAACCGAAAACATCCCATTCAAGTAGGTAAAGTTGAAAAATAATTCATTATATGCTAAACTATGCCCTAAGTGCAGTGGGCACATGTTTTTAAACGAAGATGAAGATTTACAGTGTATAACCTGTGGTAAAAGATTAGTAAGGAGAGTAGAGTTTGAGTACGATACCCGAGAAGGTAAAATCCGAGATAATAAAAAGAAGGCGCTTAGGGGCGACGTGGACAGCAATCAGCAACTGGTTACTGAAAGAACACGAAGTGGAAGTTCACCGGATAACAATTCAGCGCTGGTACGACAGAGAATGTTCCGAAGTAGAGGACGAGGCCTTACTTTTAGGAGATAACGTTTCTGAAAGAGTAAAGCTTGATAAAAAAATAGCCACTCATAAAGGGGAGGCTAATTTCTATAAAAAACTTTACGAAACTTCTTTAAAAGACTCAGCTAAAAAAGAACTTATTGTTGAAACAATACAAGAGTACACAAAAGCCTTTCCGTCAGTTCCTTTAAGGCAATCTGAAAATACTAAAAATAATCCATTCGGAGAGAAAAGCCAAACTATGGTTGCTCCTTTATCTGACACTCACATAGGAGAACATGTATTCAAAGACCAAATGGGCGGCTTGAATGAGTATAACTTCGAGATATTTAATAAACGTATGTATGGTTGGGTGAACGAAATATTAAAGCACGCTTCGTATAGAAGACAAGCGGTGCCTGTAGACGAACTAATTATACCTATGCTAGGTGACATGATTAGTGGAGACATACACGAAGAGTTAGCTAGGTCTAATATGGCTAACTGTATGGAACAAATGATTAGAGGAGCTAGTATTATTGGACAAGCTTTGGTAATCATGGAAGGATGACAAGAAAGCCACCTATGAAGGATAAGTATATGGATTGGGATTATATGCTGTATCAATGGATGGCCTCCTTTTGTAGAAACCAAGAAAACATAGAGTTTCATATTCCCAAAAGCTTTTACACTACATTTAAAGTACACGACCAAGTAGTTCTTATTACACATGGAGATTGTATATCAGGGGCGGGTAGTAGTGGAGCAATAACAAATTCAATGACTAAACTAAGAAGTGTTTTTCAATATAAAAAAACTTTGCAAAGAGAAATAGAAGATGCTTCAGATAAAGACGCAGAGGTAGAGTTTGATAGTGTTATGATGGGACACTTTCATAGGGTTGATGAAATAGATATAGGTACAGGAGTATTACTTATCTGTGGAACTATGAAAGGTCCAGACGAGTTTGCCTTGCAACGACTACAAGCAGCTACTAAACCAAAACAAATAATTACTTTTTGGCACCCACAAGATGGTTATAAAAGCAGAGAAATTATATCTTTAAATAAATATGACACAAGCAAAAGAAAATTTATAGACAAGATTCCTGAGAAGTGGATGGATTTAGAGCAAACGTCAGTATAATAATACTATGGCTACCATTTCCCGACAAGAAGCATTTGAAATTTATAAGAAACTTGAAAAAGCTTTTAGGGCGTGGTGGACACAATTAGCAGAAGACACTTTTAAAATTGCTCAAAATAAAGATGCTGGATTTGTACCCTATAAATCAGGTGACCTACAAAAATCTGGATATAAAGTTATAAGAGACACGAGTTTTAGTATAGGATATTCTGCTCCGTATGCTGGAGAAGTGTATAACCCTGACAAATATTTTGTTGGTTATGAAACTGCCCCACATACATCTGAGGTTCAACCATATATTAGACAAGGGAAACCTGTAAAAGGGCACTCAAAAACATATCAAAAAATTGGGCAGCGTCCTTGGAAGCTAAAAAATGGTCAGTGGAGGACGATTGACATAAATAAAGCCCGCGCAAATAGACCTAAAAATGAATGGATACAAAGGGCTTGGGCAGCAGTATATGAAGGGATTCATCCCAAAGACCGGAAAGCTTTAGGCTTAAAGAAAAGAGTTCCAGTACAATTCCCACAAAGTAGAATAAATTGGAGACAATAAACATAGGAGATAGAAATGGACAAAGACACAAGTATAGTAACACCAGAACAAGAGTATATATTCGCCAGACATTCTAAAATGGTGGGTAGAGTGCTAGACCAAGTGGAAGCAGCGCTTCCTGAAGGCAATCAATGCGAGAAAGTAAAGAAACTAATACAAAATATTCTTTATGATTTTCGTAATGAAATGCTAGAAATGATTGCAAAAGAGCAATAAATTCTAATTTATAATATATTTCTATTATAAAATTCTACATCTCAGTAGGATTTTTCGATTTCCGTAGTATAATGTAGTAACGTTTAAATATAACGTTATATTTCCCGATACATAGTAAGGTCGGAGGTGGCTTAGACCAACCTTTTATGAAAGCTGGGAGCAAATAATAATCATAGGAGGTTAATACTATGGCAGACATCTCAGAAAGAATTGAGAAGCAGATGGAAGGCACAAACCTCGCTCTTGCCGCAGTAGCTGAAGTTCTACAAAAAATGGACAGCAGATTACTAAAGGAAGAGGAAGATGAAGAAGAAGAGATTTCAAAGGCTGCAGCTGAACAAGCACAAGCAGAACTAGTGAAGTCTGTTGCTTCCGAGGTTGTTTCTATGTTAAAAGCTAGTGAAGGTGACAGTTATGCTGGTGCTGACGTTAGCGGTGACGAAAGAAAAGCCGCCCCAACTGGTGGGACACCACAAAACGCTGATGACTCTGAAAGTGATGCAGGAATAGATGCAAAAATCGAGGAACAGCAAAACACAATACAAGCTGCAGACATGGGCGATGACGACGAAGATGAAATCGAAAAAGCTTATGGAAGAGGATATGCGGCTGCAATGAAAAAAGGTCATGATGATGACGATAAGGATGGAATGGAAAAAGCACATGACGATGAGTCAGCTGATGAACCAGTAGCAGAGAAGGGTATGGACGATGATGACGATGACATGGACAAAATGCAGAAGCAAATAGAATCTTTGAAGAAGCAAATTGCTGAAACAGAGACAAATATGCAGAAAGCAGTCCAAACAGAATCTGAAGCAAGACTAAGAAAAATGGGATTCAGAGAGGAAACTGGATTACAAGCTCCAAAAGCAGTTAACGGATTGGGCGTAGATGGTTCTACACCTATACAAAAATCTACTGCTATTGAAGACACACCAGCTCAACTAGCTGAACTTTCTTATTCAGAGCTCAGAAGAATGCAACACCAAATAGAAACTGGAAATACCGATGGTATTCCTAGGGAACTATTAGGATAATTAAAACAAACTATAGGAGATTATAAACATGGCTAATCCAAGTTTAAGTGAATATCTGTCGCAGTCTCAAAGAGGTTTGTACCAGTCCATATTCGGCCCAGACTATTTGTCAAAAACAGGGTTGGGTGCTGGTACTAGTTTCACAGTAGATACTGCTACAGGTATATTCAACACAACATATGGAAGAAAAGTTTGGCAAGCACTAAACAACCAAACTAGATTCTTCAATGCTATCCCAAGAGTGGTTTGGGGTAACACAGCTGGTTGGAGGGTAAGAACTGATAGAGGTTCTGGCCGTTCAAGACCAGTAACTGAAACTGGAAGTTTGCCAACAGTAGACGTTTCCAACATAGAAACAATTTCTAGTTTACCTAGAATAGTTTCAACTACATTCGGTGCTTCAGTGAAATCAGTATTCACTGCGCAATTAGAAGGTGGTGTTGGTGATGTTCTTGCGTTGGAAAATGAAAACGCTCAGTTAGACCACGTAAAAGAAATAAACGAAGAGCTACTAGCGGGTTCAGCGTATATTGTTTCTGGTGGTGCCGCAGGTTCATTTACAGTTCCTGCATCAATCGCCACCCACTTTAAAGTAGGTGACAAGGTCGCAATGTATGACCAAAGTGCTACTTCACACAAAAGAACTTCTGGTTCTGCTGTAAGCAGTGTTTCAGGTACTACAGTAAACGTTGCTGATGGAGCAGGCAGTGATAACTTTGCTGACAGTGACGTTGCTTACATTTTCTCGAGAGCGGGTATGACATCTATTGATGATATTGTTTCTGAAGATGGAGCTGCAGTTGGTGGGCAAGAAGCTAACACAAGAGCTTATGACTTAACACTATCTGGCAGAACCGCTGGTGCGTGGAACGCAGGTGCTTCTGTTTCTTATAACTCAGGAACAGGGAGGGCACTAAGTCTAAACTTGTTAGACACAGCAATCCAAAAAATAAGAGAGAATGGTGGAG